TCCTCGGCTCTCTTTTTCGCGAACCAGCCCGAACCAGCCCTGACTGGCGCGGATCAGCCGGGGCTGGCTGGGATGGGTCGGGAGCAGCCCAGATTGGAAACGGCACGGTTTGGGGATGATTCGTTTGGGCCTCAGGTGGAGGCTTGGGCTGCGGCTCATCTCATGCCGTTGATGCCGTGGCAGGCGTATGCGGTTGCCGGGATGTTGGAGCATGACGGTGGGCGGTTGCTGCGGCGCGAGGCGTTAGTTTCGACGGCTAGACAGCAGGGCAAGTCTGTATTGCTGACCAGCCTCATAGGGTTTTATTTGACTACTTACGCGCAAATGGTTGGGCGACCCCAGCACGTCCTTTCCACAGCCAACCAACTAGACCGCGCCGAAGCCATCTTCAGTGCGTTGGCCCCGGTGCTGGTGGAGCGGTTCGGGGGCAAACAGTTGCAGGCCATTGGGCGCAAGAAGGTGACGATGCCGGACGGGTCAACGTGGGAAATCCGCGCCGCGTCTGCCCGTCTGCACGGTGGTTCGTATGACCTGATCGTGGTGGATGAATTGTGGAACATTGCCCCGTCGGTTATGGACGACGCGCTCAGGCCGTCAATGATTGCCCGACCCAACCCGTTGCTGGCTTGCTTTTCCACAGCCGGGGACATGGGTTCCCACAGCATGATTCACATGAGAGAACAAGCGTTGGCGGACATTGACGCCGGCACCCAGACCGACACCTACTTTGCGGAATGGTCAATGCCGATGGGGGCCGACCCCAAGGACGAGCAGTGGTGGGGGTGGGCCAACCCAGCGCTGGGCACCACCGTCACCATTGAGGCGTTGCGGGCCGCGTCCAAGAAGGAGTCTTTCCTGCGGGCGCACCTCAACCAGTGGATTACCACCCGTGGCGCAATGCTCGACCCGGGGGTATGGGAGTCCTGCGCTACCACCCGCCCGATGCCGCCCGGCGGGGTACTAGCCATTGACTCGTCTGTGGATGAGGCCCGCTACGTTGGCACCCGCGCCACCGTTGCCGACGGCCAGATCATGGTGGACGTTGAGTTCGTGGTGGACTCTGAGGACGCCATGTGGGAACAGGTTGCCCGCGTCATGGCTGACCGCTCAGTCAACCTTGCGGTGACGCCAACACTGGAACTGCACCTGCCACCGGAGTATGCCCGCCGTTACGCCCTTGTCGGCTACGGCGAACTACTCAAGTTCACCAGCCTTGTCCGCTCGATGATTCAGGAAGGGCGCGTCATTCACACGAATGCTCGCACCCTGTCGGAACACATGAACCGTGCCGTAGGTGTCAAGACCGCGCAAGGGTATGTGCTGTCCAGCCAAAAATCTCCCGGCCCGATCGAGGTGGCACGGACCGCGGTGTGGGCTATCGCATTGGTGAGCCGTCCGCAAACAAAACAGAAACCCATGCTTGTGGTTTCCTAGTGCTGTATGGTGCTGGCGTGGCCCCGTGTCGGGCGAGGCCGCAACATCTCTCATGGCACTGTTTACACGCAAAGAAACCAAAGCCCAGATTTCGCCGGTTGAGCCGCAGGTCCGCGCCGCTGTCGGCGGGTACAACCCCAACGCTGGCGGCATCAACCTCATCGGGCAGTACTACACCTACCAAGAAGGTGAGGCCCGCAACCGGGCGATGCAGGTGCCCGCCATCAGCCGTGCCCGCGACCTTCACGCAAACGTCCTGTCGGCAATGCCGTTGACCATGTATCGCGAACGGTGGAACCCTGACACCCGCGAAATGGAAGAGGAATACTTGGCGCCCCGGTCATGGCTGCGCCGCCCCGACCCGTCCATCAGTTACGAAACCCTCATTTCGTGGACATTCGACGACCTGTTCTTCTACGGCCGCGCATTCTGGTACGTCACCAGCCGCACCCAAGACGGCTACCCCGCATCATTCACACGCCTCCCGACCGGGTCCATCACCACCCCCGATCAGGCTGGCCCCGTTTGGTACGCACCCAGCAACGAACTGTATTTCAACGGCGAAATGCTCGACCCCGTAAACGTCATCCAGTTCATCGGCTCAACACAAGGACTGATCTACTCGTCTGAGCAAACAATCGCCACCGCACTACGCATCGAGGACGCCCGGCTACGAAACGCCTCTTCATCCATCCCCTCGGGCATCCTCAGGCAAGTCGGTGGCGAACCCCTTAGCGCACAGGAACTAGCCGATCTGTCAGCAGCGTTCAACGCGGCCCGCGCCAGCAACCAGACCGCCGCTCTCAACGAGTTCCTGACCTACGAACCGACCACAGCCACCCCGGACAAGATGTTGCTTATCGAGTCGGCACAGTTTTCGGCCTTGCAGATGGCGCAAATCTGCAACATCCCGCCCTACCTGTTGGGTGTCCCCACTGGCTCATACGCATACACGAACAGCCGTGAGTCGCGCTGGGATCTGTGGCTGTACGGCACTAAGGCATACGCCGAAGTTATCGCCGCAACCTTGTCCGCAAACAACGTTCTGCCGAACGGCACGTTCATCGAGTTTGACTACGACGAATACTTGGGCGAAATGGACGACGCAAACACAAGCCGCGAAATGATTGACGTGGAAGAAAACACACAGGAGGAACTGGCATGATCCGCTTCACCACTGACACCGTCACCGTCAAGGCCGAAGCCGGCGACAAGGAAGGCGAACGCCGCATCGACGCGATTGCCGTCCCGTACAACGTGTTTGCAACCGTCTCGGGCGGGCAGGAAGTCATGTTCAAGCCCGGCAGCCTCCCGGTGGACGGCCGCGCACCCCGCGTTTTCATGTACCACGACTCGACCATGCCCATCGGCATCGTCGCTGAGCGTGTCGACACCGACGAAGCGATGCTTGCATCTATGCGGATTTCCCGCACCGCCCTCGGGGACGAGGCGCTGATTCTCGCTGCGGACGGCGTTATGGATGTGTCCGTGGGCGTGAATCCGCTGGAGTTCACGGAGGACAAGCAGGGCCGCATTACCGTCACCAAGGCGGAATGGATGGAATTGTCACTTGTCCCCATACCGGCGTTCGCAGGTGCTACCATCACCGAAGTAGCCGCGCAAGCAGCAACCGACCCCGACGAAACAGATCCCGAACAAGTTCCAGAGGAGGAACCCGTGGAAGCAACACCCGCACAGGCAGAGGTCGTCGAGGCCGCAGCCATTCCGACCCCCGCACTTCCGGCACAGCCGAAGCGCAAGTTCGCCATGCCGTCCGCAGGTGAGTACCTCGCCGCGTACCACATCGGTGGCGACACGTTCCGCAAGGTCAACGAGGCGTTCGTCGAGGCCGCCCGCGGACAGCAGACCGCACTGCAGGCCGCCGCAGGCGACGTCCTCACCACCGACACCCCCGGTCTTCTCCCGGTGCCGGTCCTCGGCCCCGTGTTCGACGACCTTAACTACGTCCGTCCCGTTGTCGCCGCAGTCGGTGCCCGCGCCATGCCCGACGGTGGCAACCAGAAGACGTTCATTCGTCCGACGTGGACCACGCACACCAGCGTCGCCGCGCAGACCCCGGAACTGAACCCCGTGTCGGCCACCACGCCCGTCATCGCCTCCAACGTCGTCAGCAAGACCACCCTTGCCGGTCAGGTCACCCTGTCGGTGCAGGACGTTGACTTCACTAGCCCGGGCGCGATGGAAATCATCCTCCGTGATCTTGCGTCGCAGTACCTCATTTCCTCGGACAACCTCGCCGCTGACCAGATCGTGGCGCAGGGCGTCGCATCAGGCGTGACGTGGACGGTCAACCAGACCGACCCCACCGACCTCATCAGCACCCTCTACGAGGTCGCAGAGTCCATCCTCGTCGCCACCCGCTTCCTGCCCGACCATCTTTTCGTCGCTCCTGACGTCTGGCGGAAAATTTCGCAGCAGTTGGACGCCGATAAGAGACCTGTTTTTCCCTACGCCGCAGCCGCCGGTCTCATGGGCGTCAACGGGATGGGCACCCAGAACATCACGTCGTACAACACGCTGAACCCGCTCGGGTTGAATTTGGTGGTGGACGCGAATTTCGCCAGTGGGACCATGGTTCTCGCGAGAGGAAATGCCATCGAGTTCTACGAGCAGATTCGTGGCCTCATGTCCGTCGAGGCGCCGTCCACGCTGGGTCGCACCTTCTCGTACTACGGCTACGCCAGCCTGTTCGTCGCTGACTCGACGATGGTGCAGAAGATCACCGTCGCCTAACCCTAGGCACACGGTCACGCCATGTCGGAGATTGCGTACGTCGTCCGGGCCATGCGTCTGGACGACTACGCAGTCATCCAACTACTAACCAATGTTGACGTCACCGTCAGCCAAGAGGTTGAAATAGCCGGTGTTGGCGCAGGTTTCAACGACTCAGGCGTCATCGTCACGGCGCTGCCCCAGTACGAGTTCATCGGGGTGGACAACCTTGGCGAACTGCAGTTCAACTACGAGAACCCGATACCGAATCAGGTTCTGTACCAGAACCCGGGCACAAACGTCACCTATTACGCGGTTGATCCGTACGGGACGCTGGAGTGGAACCCTGTTTGCACATGGATTACCAACGCCAACGTGACCGAATGGCTGGGTATTGCTGTCGCTACCGCCAACGACACCGCGTTCATCACGAAGTGTGTGTCGGCCGCCAACGCGTTTGCGTACCGACGCAGACAGGAATCGGGTTATCTGACCGATGAATTGCACACCAGCCCCGGCGGGGATTGCACCTTAGGCACAATCATGTATGCCGCTCTTTTGTACAGGGAAAGAGGCTCAGCGGATTCGTTCGCATCGTTTGATTCAATGGGGACGTTCCCGGTGCCGTCAGCCCTTGGGCGCATCCTCCAGTTGCTGGGTGTCGGCCGTCCGCAGGTTGCGTAATGGCTGCCACCGGCATCCTGTGGGACGCGGTCAACGCCACCAAAACCGCGCTAGTGGCGCTCAACCTTGGCTACGAGGTTGTGACTGATCCGCGCAACGCTCGACCCATGACGTTGTTTCTGGAACTACCAACCGTGGAGGCGTTTACATACAACGTGGGTGACATCACCTTGCGTATTCGTGTTTGCGCGCCACCGCCGGGTAATCAGGACGCATCCGATTGGCTGTTGACACAGGCCGACAAAATCATGAATTCGGCAATAGCCGTGACAGACCTTCGCCCGTCTGTAATGATTATCGGCGGCGGGCAGGAACTGCCGACATACGACCTCACCGTGCGGGTAGCCGTACGGCGCAACTAGCAAAAGGACAACCATGGCCACCAGCACATTCCTTTCCAACGCCACCGTCAACATCACGCAGGGCGTCACCACCACCGACCTGTCCGATCAGTGCCGTTCCGTCACCGTGACTATCGGCAGTGACCCGCTGGAGTCAACTGCAATGGGCGACACCGGGCACCGTTTCGTGGGCGGCCTCCAGAGCGTCGAGGTCACGCTGGAAATGTTCCTTTCCTACGGCGCATCCGAGGTGGAGGGCATCCTCGCGTCCTGCGTGGGCACCGGCACCACCGTGCTGACCATCAGCCCGTCTGGCACCACAGAGTCCGCCACCAACCCCGAATACGTCATCACCAACGCCATGCTGGAAAACTTCACCCCCATCGCCAGCACCGTCGGGGAACTCGCCATGGTCACCGCCACGTTCACGGGCGGCACATGGGTCCGCGACGTCACCTGACCTACACACAACCTAGGGAGAACCAATGCAACTCAACCTGCACGTCACCACCAACGACGGCGACGACTACACAGTCACCACCAACCTGTTCGTGGTGGTCGCATGGGAACGCAAATACAAGCGCAAAGCGTCAGAACTGTCAGCCGGTATCGGTGTCGAGGATTTGGCATTCATGGCGTTTGAGTCCTGCAAACAGTCCAATGTGCCGGTGCCAGCAGTGTTTGATGATTACATCAAGAAACTGGCATCCATCGAGGTCGTGGGGCAGGAACCCGAAAACCCTTCCTGAAAGGCTCGTACATACACGCGCTGGCCACCGTGCTGGTGGCGACGGGGTACTGGCCGCCGCAAATACCGTTTGAGGGGCGCGAACTGGCCACGGTGGTTAGTATTCTCAACGAGCAAGCGAGGAAACGATGACAACCACAGCCAACATCTCGCTAGTCGGCGTTGAGGACGCAATCAAGGCTTTACGCAAGATTGACCCAGAGTTGCGTAAACAGTTCAACCGTGACGCCAAAGACATTGCCCAGCCAGCCATTGCTGAGGCGCAGCGCAACTACCCCGAAATGCCGTTGTCGGGCATGAACCGGCAGTGGCAGTCGAAGGGCCGCGTCCTGTTTCCGTACATTGCCGCCAAAGCCCGCCGCGGGGCCAAGGTCAAGGTGGACACCAGCCGTAAAACCAGCAACGTCATCCTGATTCAGCAAACGGATCCGGGCGCCATCATTTTTGAGACCGCTGGCAGGCGCACAGACAACGCTCTAGGGCGTTCTCTGGGCACTGTGGCACCCACAGAGACTCGTGTGCTGTCCAAGGCCGTAGAAGCCAACAGGGGCCGTCTAGAAGCCGGATTTGAGCGTTTAGTGCGCGACGTGATGCGAACTGTCAACGAGGAAACCCGCTAATGGCCATCTCAATCCCGATTGTTTCTGAGTTTGTTGATTCAGGCGTTAAAAAAGCCGTCAAAGAATTCAAGCAACTAGAAACCACTGGCCAAAAAGCCCAGTTTGCAATTAAGAAAGCAGCGGTGCCAGCAGCGGCGGCGTTGGCTGGATTGGGCGCAGCCCTGTTTGACGCCACCAAGGGCGCAATGGAGGACGCGGCTGCCCAAAAGGAACTGGCCCGGCAGTTAGGTATTTCCACCGGGGCAACCGACGACCAAATCAAGTCCGTCGAGGACTGGATCAGCAAACAGGGCGAGTTGCTGGGTTTCAGTGACGATCAACTGCGCCCGGCGTTGGCGTCGCTGTCTCGCGTCACCTATGACCTAGAGGAATCGCAAAAAGCGGCCACACTCGCAATGGACATTGCGGCCGCCACCGGCAAACCGCTGGAAACCGTCACCAACGCTCTGGCTAAGGCATACGGCGGAAACACGGCTGCGCTAGCCAAATTGGATCCGTCGCTGCGGGACATGATCAAGGGGGGCGCTGAACTTGACGAGGTGTTTTACGCGTTGGGTGGCACGTTTGGTGGGGCTGCACAGGAAGCAGCCAACACCGCTGAGGGCGGCTTCAAGCGTCTGGCGTTGTCGCTAAGTGAAACAAAAGAATCTATTGGTGCGGCGTTGTTGCCGATTGTTGAAAAAGCGTTGCCTAAATTGCAAGAGTTTGCCTCTTGGGCGCAAAACAACCCAGAGATTTTCACCAGAGTTGCGTTGGCTATCGGAGGTATTGCCGCAGCCACCGTTGCTGTCAACGCTGCAATGGCTACAAACCCGTATGTGTTGATGGCTGGCGGCATTGTGGCGTTGTCAATTGCGTTTGACCGGCTGGCGCGAGCCGCTGAAAGGTTCAACAAAGTTGGCGGTGTGGCAACAAGGTTGTTAGGTGCTGCCGCCAAAATCCCCCAGTTGGGGTATTTGGATCGTTTCATCATTGACAAAATTCGTGGTTCTGATGACGGCGCAACGCCTCAAGGCGGCGGCCTGAATGTGCCTCGAATGGCGGCTGGTGGCATCGTGACCAGCCCCACGCTTGCACTGATTGGTGAGGCGGGCCCGGAGGCTGTTGTGCCGTTGTCCAAAATGGGGGCAATGGGTGGTGTCACTATCAACGTGCATGGCGGCGATCCAAACGCCATTGTGGACGCGCTCCGCACTTACATGAGACAAAACGGCTCAATTCCAATCACTGTCAGTAACGCCTACTAATGCCCCAAAACTACCGTTTCCGTTACCTTTCAGGGGTTTCCTATGTCGCTGCCAGCAATGTGCAGTCCATCAGCATCAGCGTTGGCCGCCAGCAACAATTGCAGCAATACTCAGCAAGTCAGGCGCGCATTGAAATCCGTTACGCAACAGGATTCGCATCACCTATCCCAGAGTTTGTTGCCGGCACGAAAGTCATTATTGACAACGCGACCAGCGGCCTCGATATGTGGGTGGGGCGCATCAACAACGTCTCCGTGCAGTACGGCATCCCGTACAGCGGCGGTGTCGGCAACGCTGACCGGCTGACCATCACTTGTGAAGGTGCGTTTGCACCGTTGGGCCGTATGCAGGGAGACGGTTACGCATTGTCAGCCGGGACATTGGCAACCCAGTTGTCAACGGCAAGCACGGAAAGCGGTGTTGCGCTCAGTGTTGCGGGCAGTTCTAACCCGTCATTGTCGGCGTACACGGTAAACGGCACATGGGCTGACTGGGTCCAGTTGGCTGCGCTAACCACTAATGCTCGCATTATTGACGGCATCGGGTTTGATCAGGTGACGTTGTGGTCGCCCAATTATGTTTACACGTCAGCCATAAATTTTAGTGACACAGCCAACAACGCCACCAACCAAGTGTTTGACAATATTGAGTTCGCGTCATGGGCCGACAACTACTACACGCAAATCACGGTTGACCCAGACGCGTTGTCACCAGTCACCGCAACAAAAGTTGGTGCCGGGGAGCCGTTCCGAACGTACAAGGTCAACACGCTGCACTCATCAACTAGTCAGGCAACCGACTACGCAAACTATTTGTTGGGAAACTATGACAACCCGGACTTTGCGCTGACGGCCATTTCGTGTTTGGCTGAGGCACAATCAACCTTTAAGTTGGACTCGATTTCGTATCAGTCCGGGACCGTCCCGATTGTCAACCCAATGTTTGCGTGGTGCATTGGTACGCAAGTCAACGTCACGTTTCGCGGCACAACGTTCACTTGCATCATCGAGGGGGCGACAATGTCGGCCACACCCGCGTCCTCCCGGTACACGTTCTATGTGTCCGGCGCTGATCTCAACGCGTATTTGATTCTCAACAATGCCGTATTTGGCAAACTAGACAGCAATAAACTGGGGTACTGACTATGGCTATCAAGACGTTTACGACTGGCGAGGTTCTGACTGCGTCGGATACGAACACGTATTTGGCGAACAGCGGCCTCGTGTACGTCGCGTCCAAAACGTGGACTAGTACCACTAACGCCCAGCAAATTGATTCGTGCTTCACTAGCACCTACGACAATTACCGTTTGGTTTTGACCGCAACTAGCAACCAAAGCACCCCGGCATATATGTATTACCAAATGGTCGACGGAACTACGGCATATGCTGGAGCGCAATATTTTGCGAATCCGGTCTACTCGTTTACCGGTGGAGCGCCGACCGCAAACTGGAATACATTCGTCACCGTTGGGTATGCAGGCTGGATTGGGGATAACAACACCTCAATCATCTTTGACATCTCTAGCCCACAGGTATCGGGTGCCGTCACCGTCGTCAATGGTTCGTGCGTCTCATTCGCAACATCTAACGCACTAAACGGAACTATTTATGGTTTCGTAAACCAAACGACGCAATACGAAGGAATCAAACTGGGCATGGCGGCTGGCGTCACTTGGGCTGGCACCGCGACAATTTTCGGCTATCGAAAGGCTTAGTCATGGATGACCGCTACAAAGTGTCCGTGTTTGACGTTGCAACAGGGGAAACATACGAACGCGACATGACCCCCGAAGAAATCGCCGCACTCCCCGAGGCCAGCAATGACACTCCAGAACCCCTCTAAAGCCCTCATCGCCCTTGTCGCCCTCATCTGCGTCACCGTCCTCATCGCAGTCGGCCAAATCGACTCCGACCAAGGCTTGCCCATCATCACCATGATTGTCGGCTACGCAGTCGGCAACGGCATCGCCGCCCGCAAAGGCGACCCCGTAGAACCCATCATCGGCCGCAAAAATGGCAACTAAAAAGCCATACACACCCGCCAAAACCCCGGCCCGCAACGCCAAACCCGGCACCGAAACCTGCTCCCGGCTAGCCCGCCGCCGCTGGGCATTCAGCAACCTTGGCACCTACGTCATCCGCGACATCCGCAACCAGCCCGGCACGATGTCCCAACACGCCGCCGCGCTCGCCCTCGATTTGGGGTACAACCCGAAGAACCGGGCCGAAGCCCTAGAAGCCTGTGCGTGGTTCACCAAATACGCCGACCAACTAGGCGTTGCCCTCGTCAATGACTACATGGCGGGCAACTACGGGCGCACTTGGCTGTGCAGCCGGGCGGCGTGGCGCACCCACACCAGCAACACCATCGGCATCCGCGGGCACTGGATCCACATTGAGTTGCACCCGTGGGCGGCGAACATGGCGGCAGACAAGTACGAGGCTTTGTGGCGGTCCCTACCGCGCCCGTAGGCCCAAAAACCCGGCACCCGAGGTAGGACACGGCTGCCGGTTAGGTGGATGGGGCTGTGCTTCTCCCCGGCCCCATCCACCACCCCCCAAGTACCATCTGTTATGTTTGCACCAGTCGTCCTACCGACAAGGAGAACCCATGACCGACACACCTGACCTGTTCACCCCGGCACCGTATGTTGCCGACAGCGACACCAGCCGCAGCCGCGCGCAACACGAGGACTCAACCGGCATTACCACCGCACGGCACCGCAGCATTCTCGCCCATTTGCTCGACAACCCCGCAGGGCTGAACTGGCGCGAACTGGGCACACTGCTCAACCTGCACCACGGCCAAATCAGCGGCGCACTGTCCGTCATGCACCGCGACGG